CGCGACGAAAAGGCCGTAGACCGCATCGACTCTTTCCTGCATGCGCGCGCGGGCGGAGTCAGTCAGCGGCTCATGCGGGGTGCCGTCGTTCTTGTGATCGCCGGCGAAGATCGCTGTGTACTTGAGGCCGGCTTTCTGGTCGGCGCCCGACTCATCCAAATGCAGCAGCATGACTCCCACGCTGCCCACGCCGGCGTCGCGCGGCACGATGATCTGATCGGCGGTCGACGCCAGAAGGTACGCCGCGGAATAGGCCGATCCGGCGAACGCGCAGATGGGCTTGCTGCCACGCGCGGCGAGCATGGCGTCGGCCAGGTCGAACATGCCCTGAACTTCCCCGCCAGGCGAATCGATATTCAGCAGGATGCCGCGCACCGAAGAGTTATCGACGGCGCCGAAGAAGTCGCGCGCGATCTGCGAGTAGCTGGTCAAGCCGGAGGCGGCATCCATGCCGGTCGACTTACTCACCAGCGTGCCCTGAATGTCGATGGTGGCTACGCCGTCCTGGTTGATATTGGAGGCTTTGGCCCTCGGCGGGGGATCGTCGTCGCCGTCCCACATGGCGAGATCTCCACCCAGCAGGCGCGGGGCGACCGCGGCCACGATCACATCGAGCTTGCCGCGCTCGATGGCGAGGGGAACGCCGAAGATGCGGCCGGCTAATCTGGGGAGTGCGATCATGGTTTTGGTTTGCCTTTCCCGGGCGCGGGGCTCGGAGGAGCGCCGGGCGAGTCGGGCGGGGCCGGCTCAGTTCCAGCCAGGTCCTCGTTCTGTCCGGGAGGAACAGTCTCAGTAACGCGGGAATTGCCATACACCGGCACAATGCCCAGCAACTTTTCGCGGTCGTGATCGCGCTTGATGGCCGCGTCGACCTCTTCGGGCACGTCGCCTCTTGCCGCTATCTTTGCCTCGCGGGAATCCAGGCAGGATTCGATTTCCATCCTGACGGTGGTCACGTCTTTGACTGGATCCACATACTCCCACGGCTGCGCCAGCCATTCGACATTCAGATACTCTTCGGGATGCTTGCGGTAATCCTTGGCGTCGATGACACCAGCCAGGGCCGCGGCATCCAGCCAGGCGCGCCATATCGGGCGGCAGACCTGCTGCTTCATGACGGCGTGCTGGTACTGTTTCCAGATGCGGCGCAATCCCATCAGGCGGATGCGCGCGCTCGAATAGTTGACCTGGTTCATGTCGCCGGTCAACTGGTCGTAAGAGACGCGCAGCGCGGTGGCGATGGTCTGCTGCTGCACGCGCATGAACGCCTCGTAGGTGTTCGTGACTCCGGGGTGGGAATAGAAATCGAACTCTTCGCCGGCGTTGGCATCGAGCATGGTCATGGTGCCCGGCTGCGCTTCGACATAAGCCACGCCGGCGGGAGCTTGGTCGTTGGCTACCGTGGTCAACTGGGCGAGCTGCGGATCGTCCGGAGTGAGTGACTTCTTCCAACCGAACATGTAGGCGCCCAGCTTCTGACGGAGACGCTCGGCATCGTCGTAATCGTCCATGTCGGCGAGCTGGATCAGGATAGGCGCAAGCGAGGTAATGCCGCGGATCTGATTGCCGCGCAGAAACTCCATCACGTGCAGCACGCTCGGCGAGGGGATGCGCACGACTTCGAAGGCATTCGGCCAGATGGTCGAATCGCCCGGATGGTCGCGATAGAAGTGATAGGCGACGCGCCGGTGGATCTGATCGAACTCGATGCCGGCGCGGACCAGGTTGGTGGGCGACGACATTTGCCCCGACATCTTCCAGAAGGGCAGTTGTTCGGGCTCGATCAGCTCGAGCTGCAGGGGCACGCGGAGGCCGATGGGCGACAAATCCGCCGCCATCCTGGGGCGCAGGCGGACGAAGGCCTCGCCGGCCTCCACCACGTTGCGGCAGACGAGCGATTGCAGCAGGTAGAAATCCTGCAGGCTGTCGGAATTGCCGTCCGCCCCGATACGGCGCGTGGCGGAGGCCTGCGGGACCCAGAGGCCGAACTCCTTCTCGAGCAGTTGCCGGGTATCGGTATCGGAGTGCCGCGAGTGCGGACGGAGGCCCGTGCCGATGACTTCGGCGATAAACGCCGTGACTCCGCTGGCGGCCAGGGGATTGTCCATCACCGCCTTGCGCGCGCGGGCGGTGAGGAGGGGGCCGTCCGAAAGCGCGAGCGAGCTTACGCCGCGGGTCGAGCTGCCGATGGTAACCGTGCGGCGGCCCATGGCGGCGCTGTTGTAGCCGGACGTGCCGGCGGGATAGATGTAGGTGCTGGGGCTGTTGGCGGTCAGCCGGCCGGTGAGGGCGCGCCCGAGAGTTTTGAGGTACTCGCTCAACATTACCAGCCGATGCCTTTACCGCCGAAGAGATAGAACGTCCTGGTCTTAGGAACTTGTGGAGGAGCGTCGGTGGCGGTGGGATAGAGCGCGTTGAAATAGCTGATCCGGTTGCGGATCTCTGCGGCAGTCTGAGCCCGATACATCCGACCTTCGAAGGACACTTCCGCCGCGGTGGCTCCGGCCAGTAGAGCAGCCTCTAGCTGAGCGATCGCTGTGTCGAGTTGCCAAGTTGTATAGGGCATTGTTACCTTAGCCTGATCTGCATACGCTGCTGCGGTCTCTGCACAGGTTGAACTGACTCACCAGGAGTCACTGGCTTGCTGGCTGCGATTCTGCTTTCGAGTGCCGCCCAGTGTTTTTCCTGAAAGCGGTGCGATCCGAAATCCCACGCCGCCGCCTGCGCGTAGATCCTGCAATCCAGCGCCTCATTCCGAGGCCGGGTCTGCTGATACTCCTGCTGCGCGCGCCCCTTCTTATCTCTGCGAGTGACTAAGTGCTCCGAGCAGATCTGTTTGAAGTGCTCGTCCCCATAGGTCGGATCTTCCGGCAGGTGACAGAAGCCCGCGGGATATCCGTAGCCCAAGCCCAGCTCGTCGGCGGTCGGCGGCCGCTTGCGGAGATCGGCGAAGAGCTGCCCCTTGAAGAAATCCGGGTTCAGCGTCTTGAACAGCACGCCGAATTTGAGCTTGCGTCCGCCTACCGTGGCTTCGACAGCGTGCGGAGATCCAACCGGATCGCCCTTCGAATAGCCCTTGATCGCCCAAGTCTGAGGACGGGGCTGCAAGCGTACCCACTCGTAAACTGCTGGCGTGATCGTTCCATCGCCGGAGTCTACAAACATCCGCTCGATCGAGAGTACTCCGCCGCCTTCACGTTCAAACGTCTGGGCCCGGAACGCTTCCAGGTGCCGCCATACATCCGGCTGAGTCGGATCGCCATAGAAGATTCGATAATCGACGCTCCAAGATTCGCGATTGCGTCCCCAGGCGACAAGCTCGACTTCGATGCGGCCGCCGTTCTCGCGCTGCACATCCGCGCCGGCCGTCAGGAACAATCCGCCCACCGGAACCTGTCCAACCGGGTACGATTCACGCTGCTGGAGGAGGCGTTCCCATTCGAGCGCTTCACCCGGCTCGGCCCAATTCTCGGCAAGCGACGTGTTGATGAACGTCTTCAGGTCCTCGGTGTTGTCTTTCTTGGTCAGGTAGTCGAGGACGATATCCCAGAGCTGCTTCCACGGGCTGTATAGCTCGCTGATCCAGAACCCGGCGATCCCGGTGAAGGGCTTCGCCGCGCGCCACTCGCCGCGCTCGACCGCGTTCCATCTCTCGGCATCGTTCCAGGCCGCGTCGCAATGCTCGCAGTGATAATGCGCCGAGACCGCCTGCTCTTCGCGGGTCGGAAGCGTCGAATCCCAGCGCACTTGCGTGCGAAACTTCAGCATCATCGACTGATGCTGGCCGCACTGGGGACACGGAACCCAGAACTGGCGCTGGTCCGAGACTTCGTAGCCGCGATCGATCTCGCTGCCCTCGGAAGTGGGCGAGCAGGTATCGATTTCCTTGGCGCGGTGCCGGAAGGTGGCCATGCGCTTGCGCGCGAGCGAGACCGGGTTGCCTTCGGCGCCGGCGGAGAGCGCGTATTTGTCCACTTCGTCGCAAAACAGGAAGCGGATGGCGCGCCGGGCCAGGTTGCCCGGGGATCCGGCCGAAGTGACCGCCAGAATGCCGCCCGGGAAGCGCTTTTCCTCGATGGTGTTGCCGGAATCTCGAGATTTCGAGTCGGCCACCTTCAATTTCAGACGCGGCGTGTCCCGAATCATCGGCGCCAGGCGTTCCTTGCTGAAATCTTTGGCGTCTTTGTCCCGTGGCTGAATGATCAGCATCGGGCCTGGGTCCTGGTCGATGAAATATCCGACCGCGTTTTCGATCGTGACCGTCTTC